GTCGTGGGTTGTCATTAGATACCTTAAAACGTACTTATTCCTATTTGAGTCGTGCAAAAACGTATTATAATCCGAGTAATTCAAAAGCGTGTGGAACAATATCATACTTGTTATGGGGTGGGAACGAAATGTTGTCCTATTGTGAAAGGAAACTTGCCGAATTAGATAAATAAATATTAACAATTTAAAACAAAGAAAACGTGGAAAACACTAATCTTACACCGGAAGAGGTTGTTGAAAAATTAAACAACACTTTCGCAGAAAAAATGTCCAACGTTCCGACAAATGCGGATGTTGATGCATTAAAAAGTGACCTTGAGTCATTGAAAAATCTTGAGGAAAAATCTCAAGAATTAGAAAAGTCGATTGCAAAATTCGAAGGTAAACTTGAGGCAATGTCAGAAAAAGCGACAGAACCAAAAGCGGAAAAACTTTCTATTGGTCAGGCGGTTGCTAAGGCATACGAAAAGAATCTTGATTCAATTAAAGATGCAGTTGAAAAAGGTGGTAAAATGTCTTTAAACATTAAGACAACAACAATTACCGCAGATTATACCGGAGATTATGCACTTACTGATTTCGATTCAGAAGTTGACCGTACGGTTCGCAAAAGATACGGAATCCTTGAGAACGTTAACAGAGGACAAACGGCATCAAAGTTTGTTACTTACGTACAACAAACTGCGGATTCAAACATTGGATGGACTGCGGAAGGTGGTGCAAAAACACAAGGTGAACCAACGTGGGCGGAAGTGTCTGAAGAGGTTAAAAAGATTGCATCTTATGTTAAGGTTTCAAAAGAAATGCTTGACGATTTATCTTTCATTCGTGGTGAAATAAACAACGATTTGATGGAAGGTGTTCGTGAAGGTATTGAAGAAGCACTATTGAACGGTACCGGTGCAACCGGACAAATCAAAGGTTTGATTAACGCATCAATGGGTTTACCGGGATACAATGGTAACTTTGATGATGAAATTCAAGACGCAAATATCACGGATTTAATGAGAGTTGCAAAGGCACAAATTGAAGCGTCTAACTTTTCACCAACACACGTTGTGTTGAATCCTGAAGATATCGCAAAACTACAATTGACAAAAGCATCAGATGGAATGTACACTTATCCAATGTTTTTACCAACACAAGCCGGTGATGGTGAAATGTCAATTGCCGGAATGAGAGTAATTTCTTCAACTTATATGCCGGTAGGCGATTACCTTGTAGGTGATTTGTCAAAGGTAAATGTTAAGTTCCGTGACGATATGAATTTAAGCGTTGGTTTAGATACTGATGATTTCACAAAAAATATGATTACAATCTTAGCAGAGGCGAGACTTGTGTCGTATGTGAAAAACAATCAAAAACTTGCTTTCGTTTATGGTGACATTGCCACTGATGTTGCTCTAATTCTTAAGCCATAATAACACGAAAATATGGAGGACAAGAAACCAATAAAGAACAAGAAACAACGTAAACCAAGAACCAAAAAACCGGTTGATTTTAGTATTGACACAAAGAATGTTGATATTGATTTCAAACGTGATGAGGATGGTAACGTTGAATTAGATATCGACACAAAAAAGTTCGATGCCAAACTTACAAAGATTGATGGAAAAGTCTCTTTGGGTGTTGACATTGATGATGATGGTATTTATGATTTTGTTGCTAATGGTGAAGCCGATTTTATGAAAAGGAATCAAGTTTGGTCGGTGACCGGTAAGGTTCTGAAACAATGGTTAAAGTCTAAATTTGGAAAACTCAAAAAGTAATGCCTTTAATAACAACACAAGATTTCATTAATAAGTGGGAATTAAGTACCGGAATGTATTCAACGGCAAAGTTGTCGGAGTATATTGACCGGTACGAACCACAATATCTTCGCCAATTGTTTGGTGTAGATTTATACAATGCTTTCATTAGCGATTTAGAAAACAACGTACCAAGGTCACCCAATTTTAAATTGGTTTTTGATGAGTTGTACGTTGACGAAAATCTTTATTATATGATTGAAAGTCGTGGTATCTTGGATATGTTAAAAGGGTTCATTTATTTTGAGTATGCGAAAGACTTACTAAATCAAATGACACCATACGGAAACGTGCAACAAACTGCGGAAAATTCAGTTGTTGTGAACACATTGCAAACGATGATGTACGCACGATACAATGAATCAATAACGTCTTATCAAAATATTAGGAACTACATTCTTATAAAGAATCCTGAAGTTGGTCAAGTCGTGACGATTACATTGTCAAATGCCGGTACAAATTATGCGGATGCATTAGATGTTGCAACAACCGGTGGAAGCGGTTCAGGATGTACGGTTGACATCGTTCAAACCGGAGGTGTAATTGATGCGGTTACAATCAACAAAGTCGGAAGTGGTTACAAGGTGGGTGATATCTTGTCCATCGTTGGAGGTGATAGCAATGCAACAATCACATTGTCGTATGTCGGCAAAGGTGAATACAATGATTATAATGGTATAAACAAAGGAACGGCATATTGGATATGAGTAAAGAAATCACACAAATTGTTGATGGTTTGGTGTCGGAAATTGACAATACAATTCTTGGTGAATGGGATGTGATTAATCAACGGACAAATGTCTGTGAAACAAAATGGGCGAGAGTCGGTAAAGTTGTCGCAGATTCCGAAGGTTACGAATACACCATCACCGAAATTGAGGTCGATGAATGGGTCAAGGCGGTTGCCGTTGATACTACAAACACAAATCCATTAAACGGTGTGATATATTTATCCGTTCCATTTTACTTATCAGGAACAAAAGTTGCAACCAACAACGAGTGGACAAAGAGTTCAAACAACTTGACAACCAAAACACCTTTGGCGTGGTTGCTTGAAGTGTTACGAATCCAACAATTTGGTCGTGGTGATACAAGGGATTTTGCGTGTGATGTACGAATGTTTTTTCTTGATGAAACAGATATTCGAAATTATTACACAAAAGACCATCGTGAAAATGTCGTTTATCCGATGCAAAACTTAGCGATGGAATTCATTGGTATCATCCAAAAAGACCGACAATTTCAAACACTTGACGAATGGGAATTAATTACATTCTCAAGGTTCGGGGTTGAAAGGGATAACGGAATGTTTCAAAATGTCCTTGATGCCAATTTAAGCGGTGTCGAGTTGCGTGTTACGTTAACAAAATACAAAGTGAATTGCAAGTGTTAATTCACAAATGGGTGGTCACCTAATAACCAAAAAATTAAATAAATAACTTGAATCAAAAGGTTAATTAAAATAACATAACTGATTGATTCACAACACTTTAAACTATGAGTTTAGGATGTAATTGCGAAATGGGTTTATCGAATACCGGTAGACCATCGTGCGTACCGATTTTTTCGGTAACAAGTTCGTTGATTATGGTTCCGTTGAAAGGTAATGATGGCGTTGTAAATGCTATTGATTTAACTGCATCGGTTCCGGTATGGTCAACATTAATAAATGAAGCGGATTCATCAAAGAGATGGTTCCCATTACCACAATTTGAAAACGTTGAATTGCCAAAGGCGGATTCACTTTTTGAAGAAGCAAATTCAGGAAAGATGGCTTTCCTTAGACAAGGTAAAAGAAGTTTTTCCGGTGAGTTATGGAGTGAAGATTCAACGCCAACGTTACTTGGAAAACTACAATTAAACAGATGTGTTGACTTTGGTGTTTTCATCGTTGATGTAAATGGTAACTTAATCGGTTCAAAAGTTGGTGATAAATTATTACCAATTCCGGTTGACAATCCATCATTTGACCCAAAGTTTGCGTTTGCAACAGATTCAACGGTTCAAAAATTGATGCTTGGATTTGACTTTGACAGATTGTTTGATGAAAGTACAATGTATATGATTACACCAACGGAAGCCGGTGTTAACTTTAATGACCTTGAAGGTTTGGTTGATGTTGTACTTACACAAACGGCATTGACAAACACGTTGTTAACTGTGTCCGCAGAATTCCAATATGGAACGGCATACAATCCTTTAAAGTACAAAGGTGCATTGGTAGGTGATTGGGCAATTTATGATTCCACAAACACAATCGTTGTCGGTGCCGTTGGTGGTTCATTGGAAGGTCCTGACGGAACATATGCCATAACATTATCAGGTTTAACAACCGGTGATGTGTATGAATTAAGAACCGCTAAAGATGGTTTTGAAGGGAAAATTTCATTTACTGCGGTAGCGTAATTTTTGGTTAAATAATACAATTAAGGGGTGGGGTATCCCATCCCTTTTTTTTGATATGACATCACTAAAGGAAACAAAACTTGGTTCATTACTAAATTTCACAAAGATTGCGTTGAAAATGGATGTGATTTGGTTGCGTGTTTTTAGTGAACCGACATTCAAAAGATACATTTTGGATTTGGTCAGGCAAGACCAATTGTTCAATGAAGGTATTGATGAGGATGGTGATATAATTGGGACATATTCGGAAGCAACTGAAATGATGAATCCAAGTAAACTTGCCGGTACACCATATACACTTTTTGACACCGGTGAATTTTATAATTCGTTCGTGATTAACGTTGGAAAACGTATCTTTGAAATAAATGCCGACACCACAAAAATGGATGGTGAAAGTTGGTGGATTCAAAACAACATCACAAAGGAGGCAATATTAGGATTAACGGATGAAAATAAAATCAAACTTTCTGTCGAAGTTAAAAGGCGTTTTCTCATCGAAACAAGAAAATTACTACTACAAAACTATTGATGACTTACCATTATACAATTGGATTGAATGTCAAAAAGGCAAGATTGAATTTGTCCGAAAAGGTGACAAAGGAACGGCAGACCAAGACGAAATTATTTGGATGGATATATACGACCAATACATCAAAGAATTCGGTCTTGGTAAATTACACATAAAGATGTTGGAGGCAATGAAGAAAAAAGCATTGTTGCAACTTGAATATGTGTCAACACGAAATGCGTTTCAACTCACAAAGATAGAAATGCAAATAACGAAATTGGATGGAATGTTGGCGAACAAAGGTTCAGGAATATCCATCGAACAAACATTGATTCACCTTTCAAAATGGGTTGGTCATTGGTTGAACACAAAGAAACTGACAACAAGGGAATATTTTAATTTAGTTCGAGAGTTCGAACGATATAATAAACAAAGTAATGGCGAAGCAAATAAGAGCAAATGAGTTATTTGAAAAGGAAGATATCTTTGAAGGAATTCGAAAGAGTGCCGAAAAGACAATGGTCACCTTGGAAAAAGTTGACAAGGAATTCAAAGACCTTGGTGAAACTTTAAAAAAGAGTTTAGGCAAAGCATCTTTTGGTGGTTCAAAAGAGTTAAAAGAATTTCTTGCAATGGTTGAAAAGGCGAACAACCTACAAACTCAAGCGGTAAAAATCGAAAAGGAAAAAGCCATTGCCGAACAACAAGCCGAACGATTAAAGCGTGAAAAGTTAAAAACTCAAACCGCAGAAAATAGAGAACAAGAACGTCAGAACAAACAAAAACAACGTGCTTTAAAACTTGCCAAAGACGAACAAAACGCATACAAGAAACTTGTCAAGTCAACAAGGGATTTAAAAAACGAATCAAAAAAATTAGGTGCGGAATTGCTATTGTTGGAACAATCAGGAAAAAAGAATACCGCAGAATACAGAAAACTTGAAATACAATACCGAAAAGTCACAAGGTCGGCACAAGCCGGTGATGTTGCTTTGAAAAAACTTGATAAAACCGTAGGTGATAACTTTAGAAATGTTGGAAATTATAAAAATGCTCTTAGTGGATTACAACGTGGTCTTGGTGCATTAGGTCTTGCCTTTGGAGTTAGTACAATATTTAGAACCGGTTCTGAAGCCATTATTGAATTCAATCAGGCGGTTGCAGATTTATCCGCAATTACCGGTGCATCCGGTGAGGATTTAGATTTTTATAAAAAGAAGGCGAACGAATTAGGCATTGAAGTTGAGGGAGGTGCATCCGCAGTAATTGAAGCATATAAATTAATCGGTTCGGCAAAACCTGAATTGTTGGAAAATGCTGAAGCACTTAACCAATTAACAGAGTCCGCAATAAGATTGAGTCAAGCATCCGGGCTTGAATTACCTGAAGCATCAAAACAATTGACTGATGCAATGAATCAGTTTGGTGCATCCGCAGACGAAGCCGGTAAATTTATTGATGTTTTGGCAAGTGGGGCAAAATTTGGTAGTGCGGAAATTCCGCAAATTACCGATGCACTCCTGAAGTTTGGAGCAATTGCAAAGGCAACAAATATATCGGTTCAAGAATCAACCGGTGCAATTGAGTTACTTGCCGAAAACGGATTAAAAGGTGCCGAAGCCGGTACAAAACTACGAAATGCAATGTTAAAATTGTCGGCACCGGATGCTTTGCCAAAAAAAGCGAAGGACATATTGAAAGATATGAACATCAGTTTTACAGATTTAGCGGATAAAACAAAACCATTTTCAGAAAGATTAAAAGTTTTGCAACCTTTATTAAAAAATGCGACCGGAATGGTAAAGGTTTTTGGTACTGAAAATGTCGTTGCCGGTCAAATACTTTTGGAAAACACCGAAAGATTAGAAGATTTGACAAAAAAAATGCACACAAACGGCGTTGCTCAAGAACAAGCAAATGAACGAACAAATACTCTTGGACATTCCTTAATGGAATTAAAAAATACTTTTGTTGGTTTATTTACTGAAATTTCTGCAAATGATGGGGTTATGCAAATCTTCATTAATGCAATTAAATTTTTAAAAGAAAATCTAACGAGTATATTGACCATAATTGGCAAAGTTACACTTGCTTTTGTTGTTTACAAAACAACAATGATTGGTTTGCGAACAATTCAAAAATTGTATAACACAGATTTCAAGAATCTTGGCACAATGTTTAAGCAACAAATTCCATTGACCAAGGCGTACAGACAAGAACAAGAACGTCTTGCAACCGCTACAAATGAAAGTAAAATTGCCTCCAAAGGATTAGGAAGTGCAATTGCCGGTATTGGTCTTGGAATTATTGTTGGCGTTGTTACTGAATTAGCACTAAAATTTTATGACCTTGCAAGTGGAATGTCAGATGCAAGGAGACAAGCACAATTAATTGCGATTGATGAGGAAAAAGGTAGAAAAACAAGAGATGATT